AATCAGCGGGCGGCGAATGTAGGTGGTTTGCATGAGTTGTTCTACCAGCTCTTTGTTGAACGGCATGTCGTTGCCGTTTTCATCCTTGATGCCGCTCACGCCTTCCAGATCGTCTAACAGCTCTTCGTCTTTTTTCTTGCCTGCTTGCTGGGCTTCTACGGTTTTGCGGTAGGTATCCCAATCGTGCAGCTTCCACGTGGCTTGGATGGTGGAGGGCTTCTCTTCGCCCGGTACATGAACAGGTACATCAACGGTGGTGGTGGGAATCTTTTTCAGCACTAATGACATGGTGGCTTCCTTTGATTGTGAGGCGTGCAAACAAGCACGCCGCCCAGTGGGCGGCGTGGTGTGGCGGTGGTTGGGTTAGGTGAAGACGTACTTCACGTCGTCGTCGTTGCTGCCGGTGGGCAGGTAACGGATTTCCATGCCGTAGTGCATGATGCCCTGGTTGTCACTGGGCGTGATGTTGGCCGCCTGCGCCTGCAGCCCTTCGGCTTTGATGATGTTGCCGGGCGTGGTGCCGTGGGTCAGCGCGACAGCGCCCAAGGTCACGCCTTGGTGGCTTTCGACCTTTTCAAAGGCGTTGAAGTCGGCCAGCGCGGGGGCTTCGATGGTGATGTTGCCCGTTACGCGGCGGTCGGTGATGTGAACGCCTTCGTAGCCGACGAGGTTGCGGTATTCCACCTGATTGCCTGCGTTCTGGCTGAACGCTTGCAGGCGCGCCGGGTAGCCGAACAGGGTGAACGTGCTGTTCTGTTTGTTGATCGGCACTTCTCCGGCCACCGTGCTTTCTGCGCCCTGCACAGTGGGGGCGTTTTCGGGGCGGCTGTAAAGGCCGGTGAGGTTGAATTGCCAGTACGGTAGGCTTTGGGCATCCGCGCCGATTTCGTAGGTACCGCGTGCGCCGCGAATTTCCTGCACTTGGCCGTCTTCATACCACCAGATCGTCACGCTATCCATGCCCTGAGAAACGGGCTGGTAGGTGACGCTTTCGCTATCAACGGTGTTGTCGATGGTTTCCGATAGCGCACAGGCACGTAGCAGCGGGGAGTACGCGGGCGGTTCGCCAGCGGTACCGGAACCGGCGAACGGCACGCGGATTTGGCGTTCAACGCTGGGGCCGGTGTTGATCTGCTCAAAGTTGCCGAAGCCGTAGCGCATCCGCTCGCGTTCGACGGTGTTACCTGCGTAGGGGTTGCCCGCATCGAGCATGACCACTTCTAGAATGGTGGCGGTGGCGGGGTCAGGCGCTACGCCGTACTGGGTTTCTACGGCCACCACGGCTAGGCGGCGTCGCCATTGCTTACTCATTGGTATCTACCTCTTGCTTGGCCGCTGCCTTAGCGGGCTTGGGTGCTGCATCGGTTTTCACCGGGGCGGCGGGTTGCTTCGTTGCCGCCGTGACGGGCTTAGCGGGCGTGGGCTGCGTGTTGTGCACGAGCACGCGCTTGCCGCCACGGATCTCGTAGCGGCCTCCTGCATTGGGCATGGGGCTTCCTCCAGGCATAAAAAACCCGCACGCGGCGGGGTGTTGGGTGGTGGTGATGGCTAATTGCGCAGCCAAGTGTCGGTGGTCCAGAACTCTCGCCACCAAATGAGCTCGCCGCGAATGTCGGTCGTTTGCCCACCCCGGTACTGCATTGGGTTGTGCTGGGGGCTAAAGCCATGCCCCATCAGCGCCTCGCGCAATGCTTGGCGCTGGGCTTTGAACTGCTCACGCTTGCACACCAGCCAAATGCCGTAGGTCAGCCGTACTTCCTGCACCGGGCGCGTGGTCTGGGCATCGCCTTTGGCGGAATCCTCCGCAAAATAGGCCAGCGCGGCGGGGGTTTGGGCCTCGAAGTTATCAATGGGGTCGGCAAACCACGCTTCTTGTACGGTGGCTATGCCTGGGCATTTGTCACGCAAACGCGCCAGCAGGTCGTCGATAATGTCCGGGTCGGTCATGTCAGCCCTGCCTTTTTGCGGAGTATGTAATCAAGTGATCGGCTGAACTCCTTAGGCAACACTTCTCGCACTAGATCCTGTGCCGACTCAATCACTTGCGGGTTGTCCACCATTTCGGGGATGGATGGGCCAAAGCGCATGATGGGCTGACTTTGCGTATCCCCTTTATCTTTACGCCGCAGGATATGGCCCTTCGCCAACCAGCCGCCCTGAACAAGTTTCCGCCCTTTGTCTTTGCGGATACGTACACTTACACCCCGGCGACGTACCAACTCACCCTTGCGCGGCTTGCTTTTAACTCGTCTTCGGGGAGAAACATTCACCCACTTTGTCGTTGGCTTAAACTGAACCAGCGGTAAACGGCGGCCCGTGTAGAGAACTGCGCGGTCGACGTCGCGGCGGTAGCGCTCGATACGTAGGCGTTTACGAATATCGCCATACTTGACGTCATAGCGATCAGACGTCTCTTTGGTTAAACGGGTGGCCGCTTGGTTGGACGCCGCATTCACCGCACGCTTTAGAGCAGTTTCTACGTCTTTAGGGTCAAACTGCTGTTTCAGCTTTTGCAGATCGCGCACATCAAACTGTAGGTTGGGCATACTTCCTCCCCTTGGCGTCACGAGACCCAGAGGCGCTTGACGTGACCATCATCCTCTAGGATTTGCTGCACAATCCATGTCCGGCTAGGCGTCACAATGCGGTCGCCTTGGCGAGACGTAGCAACGTCTTTGTTCTGTACGCTCATCGTGGTTACGCGCATGGCGACCTGATCTTGGTCGTACACTTCGAAGCTGTCGTCCTTGATTGCCATCACGCTTTTTGCGGTGAAGCCTGCGCCCTGGTAGTCCACTGGGTCGCCTGCGTCTGCGAAAATGTCGGGCATATCGCCCATCATTTCCTCATCAAACGCGCTCATTATTTTCTTGGCCGCTTGGTGGGCGCGGGTTTGGCTGGCGAGACATCACCGTCCGGCTGGGCAGGCGGTTGCTGCTGGTCATCGTCGCCGCTTTGATCATCATCAAGCAGCTCTTCCTCTGACTCGGTCACCGGCGCAATCACGCCAGAGGCCAGTAGGCGCTCTTGCTCTTCCTTATTCCGAGGCGTGAAGGGTGAGCCCTGCTTGGCAAGCACCTTTTTCCCTTCTTCGATTTGGCCACGCACCACTACAAATTGCTGAGACATTGCGAATACTCCCCTTTACCGTGAGAACAAGCCCCGCACCAGGGCGGGGCTTGTCGATTAGCGCTGGCTTACACCACCTTGGCGTAAACGAAAGCGTCCGGCTCATGGAAGCCGGGCAGCGGTGCCGACTGCATCATCAACCAGCGCACGCTGGGGTCTTTCTCAATCCAGCTTTTCGGGTAGCGCGCTACATCGAACATGCCGCCCTCGATGGCTTCCATGTCCTGAATCGCGCCATAGAGCATGCCGCAACGGCTAGTGGTAGGGCCCATGACCAACCCGCCTGCGGGAATCATAGGCTGCTCATCGCCTGCCGGGTCTAGGTACCACTCTTCATAGGAGTAGAGATCCAGGCCGGGGTCGTTGAGGTAACCCAGGTAGGTCACGCCATCGGGCAGCTCTTCCGGGCGAATCATGCCGAGATCAATGCGGCGCGTGTTCAGCTTCTTGATCACCGACTCGTTATCGAGGAAGGCGTCAGCCGCTTCGGCGCTCATTACCGCTGCATTAGCGGTGCGGCCGCTATCCTTAGCGATGCGCCGCTTGTATTTACGCAGGTCGGCAATCGGGTCGGCGGTGGCTTGATCCCACGTCACCGCTTCTGTGACCTGGTGAGTCGCGGCCATCTGGTAGTCGATGATGTCATCAACGCCATCACCCACAACGTGCACTTGGCCGCTAGTGAGCGCTTGGGCGGCCATCCACTCTTCACGGCGGTTGATCTGATCGTCCAGATCTTCCATATCGCGCGCCAACTGTTCGCCTGCCCGCTGCAGCGGCGTACGGCCAGAGTAGATGTGCTCCCCTGGCTGACGGTGATTCAGCAGCAGGCCTGCGCTCGTTTCCAGCTTTGGCTTGATGTAGGGCGGCGTATAGCTCCGCATCACGCTGCCGCTACGATCCACGACTTGGCCTGGGCGATTGGGGCGAACAAACGGCGCCATTTTGCGTTGCCCCTTGATGATGTCGATGTCGACATGCTTGGTGACGAAATTCACCGGGTTAGCGCCAAAGAAGGTGGTGCCGAGGAAGCGGCGGGAGCGCTTCATCTGCTCGACCGCCTCCAGCATCGTGCGTGGTTCAAACAGATCCATGGGCATGGGGGTTCTCCTGAGAGTGAGTACCAGCGGCGTAGGGCTTAGCCCCTGGCGGCGGTGTTAGCGAACGAAAAGGGAGAGCGAGCGCAGCGCTTTACGCACCGACGCCACGGTGTGGCCAGTGCCTAGCGTGAGTTTTTCGCCGCGCACGTCGCCACAGATCAGCGCTTCGGCTTCTACATCGCCGTTAGTTGCGTCTACGTCTTCCCAGAGGATGACGCTGGGCGCTTGGCTGCCATCGGTCGCGGCGGAAGCCGAGAGAATGTATTTCTCATCAGCAGTCACTTCGCCCATCACGGCGCCAGCGGGCTGTACTTGGCCAGAGGCGACGGTGATGGTCATAAAACGGCGTGGGAAATCGCCAGCTAGCAGCGCGGCGGCTTCAGGGTGCTGGTTAACGGTCATTGAAGGCATGGAGAAAACCTCTTGAATAGGTGTTGGCGTAGGGCGCTAAGAGAGGCGTGGCCTTGCCGGGCTAGCCGTTCTTCCAGCGTGCGGTAATGGCATTCACGCCCTGGGCGCGCTCTGCCGCTTCGGTGTCCTCTTTAGGCGGCGCGGCGGTGGGTGCGCCAGCACCATCAGACTGGATGGCCTGCAGGTTAATGCCGCGATCTTGAGCGGCTTTGAAGAGCGCTAGGCCAGTGGCCTCGACACTTGCGCCCTCATCAATGGCAGCCGCCACTTCTTTCTCAAAACCTGCCGAGGCGAGATCCATGATGCCTTTGCAGCGCGCACGCTCGCTTTGCGTGGCCTCAGCGCGGATCTTGTCCGTGTCGACCGCTTCCGGCTCGGCAATCTGGATGGTTTTAGGGTCGGTGCCCGCCTCGATGGCGGCCTGCAATTCCGCCGTGGTTTTAACGGTCGTCATCTTGACGCTCCTTTGTGTGCTGAAAGATGAAGTTGAGCCTGCCAGTTCGGCAATCAGGCCCTCTAGTGAGCCGAGGCGGTCGGCCATGCCAGCCTCCACGGCGAGTGCACCAGTGGCGATGCCGCCCTGGCGGAAACGGTCGTTCACCTCTTCGCGTGGGATGCCGCGATTGCGGGCCACTTTGTCGAGGAACACGTTTGCCAATTCGTCGGTGCGGGTTTGAAGTTGGGCGCGTCCAGATTCGGTATCCAGGTCTGGCCGCTTGTTGGGTGCGTTGCTGGAGACAATCTCGTAGGTTTTCTCGCCTGCTCGGTCGTCGCGTTTGCGAATGTTCAGCACCACGCCCACGCTGCCTAGCTGGGCGGTATCGTCTACCACCACCTCGTCAGCAGCGCTGGCAATCCAGTAAGCGGCGCTTGCGCCCATGCCACCGACATAGGCCTTAACGGGCTTCTTGGCGCGGGCCTGAAAGATCATTTCCGACAGCTCGTTAATGCCTGTCGCTTCGCCGCCGGGGCTGTCCACATCCAGTAGCAGCGCCTTAACGCTGGGGTTATCAAGCGCTTCCTGAATATCGGTGGCGAGGCTGCCGGTAGACGTGGCGCCGCTAATCTCCGTCATAAGGTTGGCATGGCGGAAGATGGGGCCTGTCACCGGGATAACGGCCACCCCATCACGCACAGTGACGTTGCGCGTGTTGTCTAGCGGGCGGCCTAGCTTGGCTTCCAGCGCCTGCACGTCGCCTTCACGCGCGGCCACCGCCATGACGGTATCCAGCGCTTCGGCAGTGATCAGCCAGGTGTGATTGGCCGCTAGCTCAAATGCGGTACGCGGCAGTGGCATGATGTGTCTCCTGGTCTATTCGTCAGCGGTGCTGGCGGGTTCTTCGTGCACTTTGCCGCCCACGTAGATGGGCACGCCCTCAGCGCGTTTGCGCTGGATCTCTCGGGCACGGTCGCGGTGTACGTCTTCCCAATCCTCGCCATGCAGCGCCATGGTTTCGATGTGCTCATTACTGGTGCCGTTGGCGATGCGCTCGGTGGCGGCTCTTGCGTCTACTTGTTCATTCAGCGAGCCGAGCGGCTCCCCGATCCATAGCGCTCTGGTGTAAGCGCGCCGCTTGGCGGGGTCGCGGTACCCGGGCAGATTGACGATGCCGCGCGCTACCAGCTCATCAATCACCAGTTCATAGGTGGGCTGGCAGAACTGAACCGTAAGGTGGTGACGGCGCTGCTTAATGAACTTCCAGAGCTGGTTAAAAGCGGCGCGGGCGGCGGTGTAACTGGTGCTGAAATGCATCAGCAGCACCTCAGACGGCATTTCTAGCGCCGCACCCATCTCTTTCACAATGGCGACAAAGAACGGGTCAAACTGTGCATTGGGCCGGTTCGGGTTAATCGTGACCGGCTCTGCACCCTCTTCCAGATCCCACACGGCGCCCTCGCCTAACGTGAGGCTGTCGCCTTCACTTGGCTGCTCGCCTGAGCTGGTGACCACGGGCCGGTCTGGCTTATTGGGGTCGTCGCTGTCGTCGCTCCACATAGGGCCACCGGGCGACATATCAGGATCGTCGGTGGCGGTATGCTTGATGGCCACGGTAAACATGGCGCTGATCACGGCAGCGGTAAGCTCGGCCTGTGAGAAGCGCTCCAGCTTTTGCAGCGCCTCCAAAATAGGCGCCAGGTAAGGCACGCCGCGCACTTGACCAGGGCGGCCCTTCTCATTCATTAGGTGCAGAATGCGGCGGCGGCCGGTTTGTGCCCCGAAGATGGGATACCACGCCCACTCTTGTGACGTGGTGTAGTCGCTGGGGTAGCCCCTACAAACGCGCAAATGCGTGGGCTTGCCAAGGCGATCAACACGAACACCGTCGCTTTCCGTGGGCGTATCCGTCAGCGGGTTGCCCACGCGCTCCGCTTCAATCAGCTGCAGCTTGGTACCAAACAGGCAGCCAGGGCGCTGGTCGTCTGGCGTCATGGCGAACACGTCACCGCTGACAAGCGCACTGATAAACGCCAGCCGTTGGAGCATGTAAAAATCTAGCCCAGCTTCTACGTCGCACTCATTAGGGTCTTCTGCCCACAACCGAAAGCCACGCGCCAGCTCATCGTTCAGCTTATCCGCGGCGTCGTCATCCAGTCCTAGCGCATCGCCGTCGACGTTGGGGCGAACGGTTAGGCCCATGCCCACCACGTTAGTGGCAGTGCGGGTGACGGCAGCACGCGCCAGCATGTGGTTTCGGTAGGCATCGCGTGTGCGGCTAATCAGCATTTCCCGCTCGCCTGTCGGCGTATCTTGGCGGGGGCTGCCTAACCCAGGTAGCCAGCTGAGCATGGAGCGGATCATGCGGCTTGCGCCACGGTGGCGGGTTTCGCTGCCGCTATTAGCCCGCGTGCGGCCTTGCGCGCTCGCCAAGCGTTCAAACTCTTGGCGCATCACCTCTTCGCGCTTTTGCGCGGCGGTGTCGCCTTTTAAGCGGCCAAATAGCTTCATGTTTAAAACCCAATGTAGCGAATGCGGTTACGACCACCTGAGGCGGTAGCGGCTCTCTCTTTGGCGGCTAGTCGTTCGAAGCGCTCTTCCATCTTGTACAGCGTGGGCAGGTCTGCCCGGGTATAAGAGCGATCCCCAAAGCGCCATGACTGCGAGCCGCTCAGGATCTTGTCGATAGCAGTGCGCACCTTGGTGAGGCGCTCGGCATAGGTTTCCATGGTTATAAGCTGCTCTTAGTGGCAACGCGGGAACGCTTGCGTTTAGGTCGCGGCGCCAGCGTGGCGGGGTCGTTGAGATCTAGGCCAAAGCGCTGCTGGCAAATGCGGAGCGCGGCAAGGGCGTACACGAAACAGTCGAGCGCTTCGTTACGGCGGCCGCCTGCATCCCAGCGGTAAACGCGCCGACCCTTTTCGATTTTGGCCACTTTGATTTCAGCCGTTAGCTGCTTGATCTCGTCTTCATCACAGATGAGATCGTTAGAGGGCAAGTGCACACAGCCGGGCACGGCCATGCCGGGTTGGGGCTGCAGCTTCAGGCGGTTGTAAATGGTTTCTTTGGCGTTGTCGGTGCCGACTTCAGTGAGGAAAACGCCTTTGGCGGTTTTCTTACGCGGCATGTTGGCAATCGGCTTGCCGTACTTATTGGCACCCTTGATGGGAATCACCCAGTACGGCCCCTGCTGCTTGCTCATGGCGTACACTTCATCGGTGTAGTGGCCGCCTGAGTCCCAGCACCAACGCA